TGGCAATCTCCCATTGGTACGGTAAAATATAACAAGGATGCATTCATTGTGATTAAGAATCGTACTCGGACACCCTTTGAACCATCCAAACCAAATCCTGAGTTAAAGGCACATCATGCTGAAGAAGTTAAAGAATAAACACGTAAGATTTTGGGCAACGTCACTACTCAGTTGTGGCGTTGTATCATTACTCGGATACATGGGAATCTATGCATCTCCTGGTGTGTTTGTTTTTCTCTTTTCATTACAACTTTTCATATCTGCTGTCACTATTCTCAGGGTCTACCCCGATTAAAACCTAGATAGTATATGTGCGCTATCTAAGTGTATGCAGCTCTACTCCTCCCCCGATGAGATGTTGTATAATTTACACGCTTGTCGATCGTCAGACGCGAAGAGAGAGTGGAGAAAAATGGTTAAAGATAAATGGGGAAACCAATGTGCATACTGTGGCAACAAAGAAGATCTTACAATTGATCATGTAGTACCAAGGACAAAGGGTGGGTCTCATTTGGTACACAACGTGGTTTGTTGCTGTAAAGATTGCAATTTATCAAAGGGTAAATCAGAGGTCTGGGATTGGTATCAAAAACAAGATTTTTTTAATGAAGAAAGAAAGAGATCTATTGAAAACTGGACTGCCCCAGTAAATAAAAATACAACAACCTATCGTTATAAACCAAGAAAAAATGTCGTCTATTGATCAAAATCTTTTTGTCGTCTACTCTAAAGACGGATGTCCATATTGCACAAAAGTGCAAAGAGTGCTAGAGTTGTCTGAGTTGAAACATGTTGTTTACAAACTTGGCAGAGACTTTAACCGAGTCGAGTTTTACAATAAGTTTGGGCAAGGTTCTACATTCCCTCAAGTATTACTTGGAGAAACCTCTCTCGGTGGATGTACAGAGACTGTTAAATACCTTAGAGAAAACAGTTATGTATGATGCGAAATGATGAACTAAATACTACTAACGACGGACTACAAATCAATCGAGGCGTAGAACTGTTACTCAGAAATCGCAAAAAAGGGAGGAATACTCAGGAACCACCTAAAAGCTTTAGAGTGACTTTGGGTAAATCTCTCACCTTCTTCAAGAGAGAAATTCAATTCCACTTTGATGCTTTTATAGACATCAAAAAGAAGTAAATTTGCGAGAGGTAGCCATGTTAGCACTAGACATTACAATTATTTGTCTTGTTTCTATCTTATTTGTTCTGGTTGGAGGGGTAATCGGATGGTTGTACAAACAACACTCTTACGAAACAACTTATGCCAATGTTCATCCAGAAATGTTTGATGCAGATGGCAATATTATTCCTGATGAAATTTTAGCAGTACGATTTGAAAATGACTATGACCACACAGACTACGACGAAGACGAAGGCAACACCTAAACCAATTCCAGAACTGCCTGCCAATCCTTTTACGTTTGAAGTACTTGAACTTGCTTCAAAGCAAAGGACTAAAGCAAAGAAGATTGAGGTTCTACAAAAGTATGGACACGATTCTATCAAGGCAGTTTTGATTTGGAACTTTGATGAAAGTGTAATCTCTCTGTTGCCTCAAGGTGATGTTCCATATAACAGCTACGAAGATACTGCCACTCAATCTGGATCTCTCTCAGACAAGATTAAAGATGCAGTAGATGCCATCGATAGAACTGGTGCTAACTCAATGGGAGCAACTGATGATGGTAGAGGTAGAATCCGTTCCTCTATTATGAAGGAGTGGACTAAGTTTTACAACTTCATCAAAGGAGGTAACGATGGAATGAGTTCTCTCAAGCGAGAGAGCATGTTTATCAACATCCTTGAAATGCTTCATCCTAAGGACGCTGAGATCCTCGTGTTAGTAAAAGACAAGCAGTTACAGTCTAAGTATCGTCTTACTCAAGAGATTGTTGCTGGAGCGTATCCTGACATCCAATGGGGAGGTCGTTCTTGATGGGAAAGGGTTGTAAGATTATTCATGAAGACTGTGATCCCTCCCTCGCTCAAGATAGATCATTACCAAATAACGCATACCTTGTCGAATACCTGCAAGATGGCATGACTCATTTTGATATTGCCATGGCAGCAAAAAGAGTTGATATATTTGACCACTACTGGGATAATTATCGGCACGACTTGATTAATATGACGCAGGCTGAGGGTAGAACTAATCCTAAACTGTGGGGATATCAGTCTAAGGAAAAAAAGAAGGGGAAGAAGTAATGTCGGGTTTTGGCGAGGAGAGTAAATCTCCAAAAATTACTGTCAATCTCAGTGAGGTTGCCAAATTGACTAAGAAATATAAAAAACTTAAAAAGTATATGAAGTCTCCGATGTATGAGATTAAAACTTTATCGGGAACGGAGACAGTCATTACAAATCTACTCAAGGAATTGGAATCTGACGAATCGGTTGACTAAATAGTTTCAATGGTCTATACTAGACCTACGTTCATCCCATTCGCTGTTTGCGAATAGCGAATAGGACGCAAGTAAGTCGCGGAACGGAGCGTTCATCCTATGTTATCATTGGCACTCATCTTTTTTAGTCATGTCCCAGTGGAGAATTATCTTCGCTGTGAGGACTATCAATGGTTGAAGCAAGGATTGGAAGAGACAACTCTTTTCACTCCTTTTGAGAAAGCTGATATTCTCATTCATTGGATGGAGCATACTGATCCAGTATGTTTCCTGCCAGAGGCACAGGACGCAAACGACTGAAGGAACGGGTTTTAATTAACCTCAGTATTTCAGGAGACAAACTCATGAACACCCTAAACATGATCCGTAATCAGATCAAGAAGCAAGCAGCACTTCACGATGCTCAAATCGCTGTCACCTCTTACCGTGGTGTCAAGTATGAGTGTCAGCAAGGTGCTGAAGAAGTACATGGTACATTCTGCTATCGCGGTCATACTTATAACAAGTGAGTTACTTGTATGCGGGAGGGTTTACACCCTCCTTTTTTTATGCTATAATGTAAGTTCTTCCGTGTGAAAAGTGGCACTCTGTGCTGTCTAAAGGTACACTTCCCCCAAATAGGTAGTGTACCTTTTTTATTATTATGAGAACTAAAGAAAAAGTATAACTAGTCTAACCGTTTGTATTCATATGGACAGGCAAACCTTAAAAGATATCGTTCAACAGTTGAAAGAAATTGTTGACGTGTTAGAATCTGAGGTATACTCGGATCCCCACGCTTACGAAACCTGGAGATTGAATGACTCAGACAATTATCCGAGGAGACGTATGGGTTATGAATTTAACAATGACGATGATGGAAATCCAGACTAATGACTATTAACAAAAAATCTCTTATGAGCACAACTGCAACTGAAGATGATTGGAGATACTCTGATGAAAGGATGGTGCTCAGAGCAGATGTATTTTATTCTTTGAAGCATTATCTGAATGATTACTGCCGACAAGTCTATGAGTTTTGTAACCTTTGGGTAAGTCAGGGCAATAAAGATGTGACAAACATCGATAAATATTTTAAAAACTACCTGATTGAAGATAATGCGCTTCAAGGATACCATAAAAATCGCCAAGAGAGCGGAAAAACAAGCGAAGAAAAATCCTAAACTTTACACAGAGGAAGAACTCTTGTATATTAGGATGATGAAGAGGACTGCTAAAGAGTCCTTGGAACACAAACAACTCTTAAAGAATTTAAAAAAGGAGGAGCAGAGCAAAGAATGACGGTCAATTTTATACAATGCACTCCCAATCCTGAGGAGAACATGGCATACATTGCCAGAGTGAGTAACCCAGCAAACCAAGACAACCCTAGTTTTGAGGGACTACTTAAGTACTGCGTTAAGCATCAGCACTGGTCGGTGTTTGAGCAGGCATATATGACTCTGGAAATTTCTACTACCAGAGCAATCGCAGCTCAAATTTTGCGTCACCGTAGTTTCACATATCAAGAATTTTCACAACGCTATGCGGACTCATCTCTGCTTGGTTTTGGTGACTCTATTCCTCTTCCTGAACTGAGACGCCAGGATACCAAGAATCGTCAGAATAGCATTGATGATCTTGACGATGAAGAGATTGAGATCCTTAATAAACAGATGGTGACATTGTTTGACTCCTCTATGGCACTTTACAAGCAAATGCTTGATCGAGGGGTGGCAAAAGAATGTGCAAGAAATGTTCTCCCACTCTGCGTGCCTACCAAAATTTACATGACAGGTTCATGTCGCTCATGGATTCATTATATCAATCTGAGATCTGCTAATGGTACTCAAAAAGAGCACATGGACATCGCAGAGGAATGTAAAGAGATTTTTAAGGAACAGTTCCCAACAGTTGCCAAGGCACTTGACTGGGTGTAATAAATAAAAAAGTTATATTATAAGCAAATGGCAACATATCCTGTAAGAAACAAGGAAACTGGTGAACTGAAGGACGTTAGAATGAGCGTTCATGATTGGGATCAGTGGAAGATTGACAATCCCGACTGGGAAAGATACTACACTCCAGACAACGCACCAGGAGTTGGTGAAGTTGGAGAGTGGAAAGACAAACTAGTCGCAAGAAATCCAGGATGGAATGATGTCCTCCGTAAAGCATCCAAAGCACCAGGATCTACCGTAAAACCAATTCGCTAATAGTATGCCTAGAAGAAAGCGTAGTAACTCCAACGACAACATTGGGGTCGGACTAACTGCAAGACAGTTAAAGAAAAAGAAACCAATCAATAGTAATTTGTTGATTGATATTGAACCACTCACTGAGAATCAACAAACTTTGTTTGAAAAATATGGTGAGGGTCAAAACATTGTTGCGTATGGTGCAGCTGGTACAGGAAAGACCTTTATCATGCTCTATAACGCCCTCAAGGACGTTTTAAATGAGAATCTACCATACGAGCACGTTTACATCGTAAGGTCCCTTGTATCGACCAGAGAGATTGGTTTTCTTCCAGGCGATCATGAAGACAAATCATCTCTATATCAGATCCCATACAAGCATATGGTCAAATATATGTTTGAGATGTCATCTGATGCAGAGTTTGAAATGCTTTATGGCAATCTCAAGACTCAGGAGACTATTAAGTTTTGGAGTACCTCTTTTGTCAGGGGAACTACCATTGACAACTCTATCTTGATCGTTGATGAGTTCCAAAACCTTAACTTCCACGAACTTGATTCCATCATCACTCGTGTTGGTGAGAATAGTAAAATTATGTTCTGTGGAGATGGAACTCAGACTGACCTTGTAAGGACAAATGAGAAGAATGGCATCGTAGACTTTATTAAAATTTTGCGTAATATGCCATCCTTTGATATAATAGAATTTGATATCAACGATATCGTAAGATCTGGACTTGTTAAAGAGTACATCATTGCTAAATCTGAACTTCAATTATGAATTTTAATCATGTAGAATGTGAGGTCCCCTCTCTTGATAGGGAGACCATTGATGGTGTACGTTACTATAAAGTCCCAGACTCTGAAAGCTCCGAGGTATTTAAATTAGTATCCATCACTTCTGTAATCAGTCACCACAACAAAGAGTTCTTTGCTAAGTGGCGTAAAAAAGTCGGTGAAGAAAAAGCGGACAGGATTACTAGAAAAGCAACGAGTCGTGGAACTGATTTTCATACACTTACGGAGAATCATCTGCTCAATAAAGACTTTGAGAGTGGGTTGGTTCAACCCCTCTCTGAATTTTTGTTTTTAATCGCCAAAGATGAACTGAATAAGATTGACAACATCCACTGTCTTGAGCAATCTCTATACAGTCAACAATTAGGTGTTGCAGGTACGGTTGACTGTATCGCTGAGTATAACGGCGAACTTGCAATCATTGATTTTAAAACAAGTGCCAAACCAAAACCACGAGAGTGGATTGACCATTACTTTGTGCAGTGTGCGGCATATGCTTGTATGTTATATGAACTGACTGGTATTGCAGTCAAGAAGTTCGTTATCCTTATGTCTTGTGAAAACGGAGAATGCGTTGTCTATGAAGAGTATAATAAAAGCA